TGCTTGTGCGGATTGCATATTCGCTTGCGTTTGCATTTGAATATTCATCTTCTGCTTCTCCATATCGTCCTTCTGCTTCTTCATCTTACGAATCTTAAGCAAAGTATTGGCCAGAGTAATGTTCCGAATGTTTCTAATATCAATAGCATCGTCTAACTCAATAACTTTCGCTTGAATAGACTGCTGTATATTTTGCTCTAATAATTGACGCTCTTCCTCGTCCGGCTCAAGCTCAATAAATATACCAAAGTCGTGTAAGTGCATCTGACGGATATCGTTCAATATCTGTAGGTTGTTACGACCAATCATCTTAGCAAAATCATCGGCAAAAGAAGCATACTCTAAAATGTCCGATACTCTGTAAGAAATAGCTTCACAAATGCGCTTAGTCAATATAATACCAGCCAATACAACGTGTCTTGTTGCTGTATTGCTATTTAAAGCAGCAAGTTTCTGAACACCCACAAGAGCATATTGGTCAGGCTGACTTCCGTCACGAGCTTCATTAAGACCTGTAGACGCTCTTAACATATTGAGGTTGTAGTTGTACATATTGATAAGACTTGCAATCTTAGCATTAGAACCACTACTTGTCAACTCTTGAATAGGCACACGAGCGTTGTTAAACTCGCCATCTTCAGTGTAACTTCTACCAACTACACTACCTGTTTGGAAATACATAGATAATGCCTCAGAAGGGTTGTATGAAGCTCCATTACCTAAGTCTACACTATTCAAACCATCGGCATCAATAAATACACCATCAGGAATCATCTTCGCAACAACCTGCTGTAGTTTGAGGTGTACCAATTGTATCTGGTCAGCAAAGGGTATCATACGACGAACAAGAGAATCAATTGTTCCCTTACTCATCTTAATAGCAGAAGCTATGTATGGAGGTATCGTTTTTTGGAATGCCGAACTTGGACGAACCATATTCTTCATAACCTCCCACTTAAGAATCTTATTGGTTCCTAAAACCATAACACCCTCGTACCATACATCAATTCTGCGAGATACTCTTGTAAATCGTGCTTGCTCGCTTTTAGGTGGATTAAAGTTTGAATCCTTTTTCAAGGCTCTCTTGCCACCATTTGAACCGTCCTTAATCTTATATACAATCTCCTTATCGGTCTTGTAACAGAAATACAATAAGGATACTTCGGATTTATCCAATCCGCTTTGTGAGGCTAAATTCTCCGTACTTCTGTATCCGTTGAAACGGCTAGCCATACGAGAGATGTCCTCTAAATCCTCTTGCTCTAGATTTGGGTTAATCTTCTTAAGCTCAGTAACGTGAACAGACTTCACCTCACCAAAGTAATAACAATCACGGAAGTTAGGGTCTTCAGTAGGGCTATACACAAAGTTGATAGGGTCTACATATTCAATACGCACACCGTCGTGAATATCAAATTTATGTTTAGCTACCGATATACCCAATACTACTTGGTCTTCATCAAGCCTACGCTTAACTTCTTCGTAGTCATTGTACTCCAAAATTGTAGTAATAGCCGTCTCTTGAGCTACCTCAATAGACTGCTTATACCCTAGCTTCATATATAAATCAAGCTCTTCTTCAGTATCGGGAATGTTTTGAGGGTCGAAATTAAAAGCATCAACGCCTGTATCCGTCCTTACCTTTTCTAACAATGGCTTAGCAATCATATCTGCCTCAAGCTCATCACGGAACGCCTGTCTCTGCTGATTAGCAGACTCATCAAGAGCCTGAGCCTTAACATCAAACATGCGGTTGCTAATACCATTTACAACGATATCAACAAACTTTGGAATTATAGGTACTGGAGTCCAGTCTAAGTTTAGATAGCTGAGGTCTCCATTAACGGAAATTTCATTCTTGTATTTTTCTATTGGCTGAGAACCCTTAGCGTAAAGTCTTCTTAAAAGATACTCTGAACGCAACTCTCCGTACATCGATGTGTCGTAGTCTCTTGAAAACCACTCAGACTCTATAGCTTGACCTACACGCAGACCATACTCTACAGATGCCTTTTCTTCATCCGATGCAAATTGATTCGGGAATCCACTACCATTTTGAAAGCGTGGTTTACTTATCATACTCGCTTAATAATTTCACTAACAAAACCTTTGTTACTGTATTTCGCAAAGTTAAGAGATATTTTACTATCTTTTTTTGCATAGGCATTAACGCGGGATTGGTTTGCCATAATAGCAAAGCCCGAGCTTACAGTAGCATCAAATCTTGTACGATTGTTAATATCGTAGTTAGACCAATCTAATAAAGTCCTTGTAAAGGACATGTTCCCAACATCACCAACAGTGCCGTTTTCAGGATTGTCTATTACCCCTACATTGCCCTGTATATAGGCTTCTATAGCTTCAGCGTGCGCTGCAATGACTGCAGTAGAAGAGGGTATACCACCCAACTCCTTCTCAGCTTTTGACAATTTGTTCTTATCCTTATCGGGTCGTGCTATACTGAACGGTCGATACCCTCTGTCTTTCAAATAGTACAACAATCTAGGCTTTTGGTTTTCCACCAAGATAGGCATTCCATAAAAATGTATTGCCATTAAAACATCCTCGTAGAATATCTCTGCCGTAGGTGGTCTAGAAATGTATTCTAAAAAGAAAGAATTTATGGGACCATCTTCCATATGAAACTTGGTCATTCCATGCAAAGCACCTTTAGAACCACCCCCATTAACGACACCACTGATATCGTAACTATCACAACCAAATGAACCCATATGCTCATTCATTGGGAAAAACCTGCTTCCGCGTTGCTCAACATTATTCTGAAGATTAGCAGGTGGAATCCAATTCACAATAAACCTACCCTTCGGATTAGGAGCCCAAGCTACCTTGCTTCCACGGTCTCCATTTCTCCAATAAAAATCGCCACGAAGCAAATCACTATTACGACCAAAGCTGTCGTTGTAATCAATTTGCTCATATATCTTAGTGAGATTAAATAGAGTGTTCTTAGACTCATCACGGAAAGCGTGTGACTCTGTTCTTGGAAACTGTCGGTAGAATTCATTCAAAGCGTCAGAATCGTGCTTTAAAGAAGCAACTTCGTTTTCCCAATAGGTTATTACTCCGTTTTCAATCAACTCGCCATCGATGCCCTTAATAGGCTCTGCGGGGTCTTCAAATACAGGTTGACCGTACATGTCTATAAACCCTTCCATATTCCATTCCATAGGAATAAATAGATTGTACAACCCACTCTTAGTCTGACCATTAGCATTTCGTTCAGATGGATTGCTATCCTCAAACAGCTTTTTGAAATTACCCCCTCCTTTATCTAAAGCATTAGAGGTAGAGCCCATCATACACTTACCAATAACCTTACTACCCAATCGTAAACAGGTTTTAGTAACACGCCAGTTGTTAAGGATGTTGTCAGGTTTCTCCCACTTTCCACTTTCATCGTGCACTAATAACCTCAGCTTTTCACCATCGTAGGAGTTATCACCTGTGTTTTTCCAGTCAATTGTGGTATCCAAACCCTGTAGGTCTGCCATAGCATCTATCTTTCCGATGCCCTTTCTAGTCAGCTTGGCTGCGGGTACACGATAGGCTAACTCCGACTTTGGTCTGTCCATACCGTCTTGTATCGGCTTGAAAAAGAAAGGATAATTTACCGAAATGGGAACTACCTTGTCTGTAAACATCTTCTTTGCATCAGAACCCGACTTTGATAGTATACCAAATCGTGCATCAGAAGTAATCGTAGCTTGATTTACTGTTTCCGAGCTTGACATAAAGGAAAACCCACTACGTCTGTTCTTTAGGTAACACATACCATACGAACGCATATCTGCTTTACAAGCCTCCCAGTAAATAAAAAACAGCCTATTAGATTCCCTATAATCAGGACTACCCACATCTATCTTTGTCCATTGAAGATACATATAGTGTGTTCCTGTTATGTATGTTGGGATTCCATTGTTGTAAAACCAATGACCCTCATCTCTACGTACAAACTCCGTTTCGATATAGGGTATCCAGCGCTCCTTAAAATCTTTAGGCATCTCGTTCCAAGAAAAAATCGTAGCAAGACTCTTTAGCGCTTTGGGATATTCTTTTGCTTCCCAATACTGTTCAGCCTTTTTACTTGAGCGCTTGTATACATTCTTTGGCTGCTCAGGCAACCCAACGTATAACCCATTGATATTCAGCACTTCACCAAGCGTTCCGTCCTTGGATATTACCACAAGGTCGTGCTTCTGATTGTAGCCGTATTTCCACGACTTATCCTTATTGTTTTTCGCAACAATTTTAGCAGGCACATACCCACTGACTGTTTCACAAAGATTATTTCGACCTTCTCTCCGCAAAACCTCCTGTTAATTTGTTGTCTTCTTCATTTGGATTTTCCAAAAGATTCTTCTCGTTTTCAATGCGATTGAGTATCTCAAAAGCATCAAATATCGCTAGCTTCTTTGTAGCAGCAGCATTCTTCAATCTATCTGCCGCTAATTCATCTTCGGGGTCGGGCTTGATAATTTCTTCTTGAGCAACCTTTATCAATTGCTCTACAGCCGCATGACCTGCTTTGATTATAGCCTCCTTGAATTCATTGTGCGTTTTCATATAGTAGCTATAATATCATTAGTACTCATTCGATAAAGCTTCTCTGAATCTACAAAAAATTCATACTCACTATTCTTAGAAAACTTTACCCTATCACCATTATCAACACCTCTTTTTTTAAGAACAGGATTCGTGTATACCACTTCACCAGTATTCTCTTCATAACCCTCTTCGTATAAGTACTTGTGCTCTAGGTCGGTAGGTCGAATAAAACACCAGTTGCCCACGGACTTCCAAGACTCTCCATCGTGATACATATAGAATTGAAAAGGGTCAATCATATAAATATTATCCTTAAAGTAGTTTGGTGATTTTCTAGGTCGACCTTTCATATCATAATAAATACGAAACACATTATGGTGAACAATAATTATATCACCGGCTTTAATGGGTCCATTGTAATGAATAGGAAGCTGAATAACCTTAGCAAATCTATTGACGTGTTTATGGTCTTCAACAGTGCTGTTGATTATAACTTTTTGTCCTGCTATTTCAATTGTATTTTGATATTCATCGCCTTGCGGCTCTATCAAAAAGAAGAAGGGAGATTTCATATAAAATCCATATTGTACTCAATAGATACAGGCATATTCGCATTGAATTCTTTCCACAAGAAAACCTCGTCATCTTTTTCTAAAAAAATCTTGTACGAATTAGACTCGTGACTATAGTCGATTAAATGTATTTTGTAGTTACCACCCAATACACTTTGCCCAGCAATATAATGCATACTGGACTTATAGTCATTT